TCATTCGGCGACCTCCATGTCGCGTGGGGCGATCATCTCGCGGATGACGCCCGCGACGCCTTCGCGGCGGATGTCGACCTCGAGCCCGGCGGCGGTGACGGTGACGCGCCGGACCAGAAGCTGGATGATCCGCGCCTGCTCGAGCGGAAACAGCTGCGCCCAGAGCGTGTTGAAATCATGCAGCGCCGCGATGGCCTCGGCCTCGGAGACCTGATCGCGCTTCAGCGCCGCCAGCACCTGCGTAACCGCCTCGGGGGTCTGCAGAATGCGCCGGACCTCGGTGACGATGGCGTCCTCGACCATGCCCGCTGGCAGGCGGGTCGGCGCGAGGTCGCCGCAGTCATCCTCCGTGGTGCGGTTCTTGATCACGTCCATCGAGACGTAATAGCGGTAGAGCTTGCCGCGTTTCTTGGTCGCGGTCGGGGTCATCGCTGCGCCGGTGTCGGTGAAGATCAGCCCCTTCAGCGGCGCGGGCGTCTGCATGCGGCTGTTGCTGGACCGCGCGTGGCGGTTGCCCTGCAGGATGACGTCGACCTGATCCCAGAGCTTGTCAGAGACGATGGCCTCGTGCTCGCCCGGATAGGCCTTGCCCTTGTGGACGGCCTCGCCACGATAGACGCGATTGCGGAGCACCCGATAGAGGTAGCCCTTGTCGATCAGCGTGCCCTGCTTGCTGCGAAACCCCTCCCGCCGCAGCTCCTTCGCCAGCATCGTGGCCGAGCCGAGTTCGACGAACCGCTCGAAGATCCGGCGCACCGAGGCGGCCTCAGCCTCGTTGATCACCAGCTTGCGGTCCTGCACATCGTAGCCGAGCGGTACATAGCCCCCCATCCAGATCCCGCGCTTGCGCGAGGCGGCCACCTTGTCGCGGATGCGTTCGCCGATGACCTCGCGCTCGAACTGGGCGAAGCTGAGCAGGATGTTCAGCGTCAGCCGCCCCATCGACGTGGTCGTGTTGAAGGACTGCGTGACCGAGACGAAGGTGACGCCGTTGCGGTCGAACACCTCGACCAGCTTCGAGAAATCCATCAGGGCACGGCTGAGCCGGTCGATCTTGTAGACCACCACCACGTCGATCAGCCCATCGTCGATGTCGGCGAGCAGCTGCTTCAGCCCCGGCCGGTCCAGATTGCCGCCCGAGAATCCGCCGTCGTCATAGCGGTCGCGGGTTGCAACCCAGCCTTCGGATTTCTGGCTGGCAATATAGGCCTCGCAAGCCTCCCGCTGGGCGTCGAGGCTGTTGAACTCCATGTCGAGCCCTTCCTCGCTCGACTTGCGGGTGTAGATGGCGCAACGCAGGCGGCGGCCGAGGCGCGTGTTCATGTCCATGGTCAAACCTCCCGAGGTCGGACCTGCAGCCCGAAGAAGCGATAGCCGTTCCAGCGCACGCCGGTGATTTCCCGCGCAATCCCCGAGAGCGATTTGTACTTGCGGCCCTGCCACTCAAAACCGTCCTTCAGCACGGTGATGGTGTGCTCGACCCCGTTCCATTCCCGGATCAGCCGTGTGCCAGCCACCGGATTGCGGGGATCCGCGATCTGGTTCTTGCGGCGGGAGACGCCCTCGACCTCGTCGGCAAGCAGGTCCAGCATGCGGCGGGTCTCGTGATCAGGGCCGCCATAGGTCAGTTCCTGCAGGCGATAGGCGATGCGGGCCTCGAGAAAGGCGCGGCTGTTGTTCGGTGCGGCGCTGCCGAGGAGCCGTTCCCATTCGGTCTTCAACTCTTTCACCGACATGGCCTTGAGCGCGACGATGCGCGACAGGACGCTATGGTCCAGGCGCGCGTCCTGCCCAGGTTTAGGCGGCGTTATCTTACTGTGATGCTTCATCAATTCCTCCGATGCGGATGCGTTTCCTGCGACGACCACCGCTCTTTCGGAGCGGGTAGTCCACGGAACTGTCTCCGTCTGCGGGCGATAAAGAACTGGACTTCCCGGCATTCAGGCGAACGACGCCTGCGGCGAGGATGCGACCCAACTCGGCAAGCCGGGCATCAGGGGACATGCGTTCAGGGCATAGAGGATTGGGCCCGGAAACCGGGTCTTCGGAGGGAATGGACATGGCGGGTTTTCGCGACTGTTGTGATAGGCAAAATGTGTCGCGAAATCAGAAAAATATCAAGTAAATCAGTTTATTACGTTCGATGAGGACATCTGCGCTGCGTGGCGAAAATCTGCGTAGCAGAAATGCCCCCGCACTGACCTGTCGGTCGGGCGGTCGTGGCGAATCAACTCGTCCGGCCGTCCATGAACTTGTCGAAGCTGTCGAGGACTGCCTCTTCCTCCAGTTCGGCCATCTCCCATCGCGATGGGGCGCGGTCGGGGTAGAGCAGAAGCGAGATCGTCATCTGGTCATTGCTGGGCGAGAACACCGTCATCTCGTGGACCGGTTCAGAGCCGGGCCAGACGCCGCCCGGATGGCGGCAGCCGTAGCGCCCTTCATCCCCGTCCACCTCTTGCGCAGCAAGCGAGGCGGGCGGCAATTCGATCACCTCTTGCCGTGCCCTGTAGAAAACCCCGGATTTCAACAGCGGTTCGCTGGACCAGGCCCAATCGATGAAGCCCTCTTTGCCGACCACGATCATCGCGCGCTTGTCGGTGATGGTCATCCATTTCAGGATCGCTGCGGTCAGCGATACGGCATAGCGATCCGCAAGCTCGGTCATCACGTCGATATCGATGATCCGGCCTTTGATCTGCTCGCGGAAATCGTCGACGGGCATCAGCAGGTAGGAGGCGAATGTGTTCGCCTCCGCCTCGATCCGGTTACGGGCCTCATCCCAGTCGGCCATGTTGCGGCTGGTGCATTGGAGCCCGCCCGGGTTGGCCTGCCGGTGCAGGAGGTAGTGCCCCAGCTCATGCGCCAGCGTGAAGTTGCGCCGCCCCGGCGACCGGATTGTCTCGTTGTAGACAATGCCCCACTCGCCGGAACCGCTGGGATGCGGCATCAGCATGCCTTCAACGCCCTTGGAAAGCGGAAGCCCCTTCACGATGGTAATCGGCGCGTCCGGAAAGACCTGACGCGAGAAATCCTGCGCCAGCGCGGCCACATCAATGGGGAACCGCGGAAGGCCATGGGTGCCTTGGACCATCGACAGGATCTGTGTCAGGCGGATAGCCCACCCCTTCGGCGTCGTCGGCAGGCTCAATCCTTCTTCCCCCACATGTCGATCATCTGGTTGATTTTCTGTTGGTCTTCGGGGTCGAGCTTGCTGAACTTGCGGAAGAAGGCCTCTTTCAGAACCTCGTCGCTGGGCTCCTCGCTGTCATCGAGCAGGTAATCGGTCGTGACCTCCAGAGCTTGGGCGATGCGGGTCAGCTTCTCGCCCGACGGTTTTCGCGTATCGCGGTTCTCGAGTTCCCAGAGGTAGCTCTTGCTGGAGTCGGTCAGCTCGGCGAGCTTGTCGAGGGAATATCCCTTTTCCTGACGGTGGCGCTTGATCTTCGCACCGAGGGACGTGGTCATCGTATCATCCTTGGTTTCCTTGGTTGCAGGACGTTTGTTCGATATGCCGAACAAAATTGTGCCGCGCAAGTAGACGTGGCGATCTGTTCGGTATATATCGAACAACATCGTATCGCATTTTTGTGATTCTGTCCTCCTCCCCGGCCAAAGAAAGGGCTCTCATGACCGCCATCGCCGCGTTTCTTCGCAAGACCCCCGTGATCCGTCTGCAGGATTACTTCACTGCTGGCGGGTTCACCTCGCTTGCGCCCATCGACTGGACGAAGCCCGAGCCCGAGGTGGTGGAACCGCTGATCAAGGCCGTCGATGCCATGTCCGATGACGAAAAGCAGCGTGTCGTCCTCGATGCGGCCCGTGTGGCGGCGCTGGCCGATGAGCCCGGCCAGAACGCGTTGCAGAACGTTGTCCTGAACCGCGCCGTCTTCGATACGCTCGAAGGGGCCAACAACCGCTCGCTCTGGGTTTTCCTCAACGAGAACGATCGGTTCCGCCTGGCCGAAGAGGTGCGCTACAATGACGAGCGCCGCCGCGGGCGGTCGTGGAGCGGGTTCGGCGTCGATCCCGATCTCGCGGTGAAGAAGGACCCGGTTTCGCTCGCCGCGTTTACGGCCGCGATCCGCGAACGGTTCGAAACGCCCAACGTCCATGTCGACATCTTCGACCGCCACCGGGTGATCCTTGAGGGCGAGGAATGCGAACTGGTCCAGGTCGCGGTCTACCGGGAGGGGCGTCCCGAGGACACGCTGGGATTCGACGCCAACAGCACCCTGTCGCGTCGGATCGTGAAGCCGGTCTTCGAGGCGGCGCTGACCTATGAGGCTGCGACCGGCGTGATCGAGGTCGTGGCCAAGACGCGCGAGGATCGGATCGATCTGACCCGGTACATGGCGCGCGACCTGCTGGGCATCACCCTTACTGAGGAGCAGACGCTGCCGCTGCGCGAGTACGATCTCAGCATGCTGCTGCGGCCTTTCGACTTCCCGACTGACCCGGCCGACGGGATTGCCGGCGTGACCGTCAAGGAATTGCGCCTGATGGATCTGGGCGATGCGAAGGAGCGCATCACGCTCGAATCCATGTCGGGTGCCGACCGGACGATCTGGCAGATGGCGGAACACCGGATCGGCCTCGACATCGGTGGCGGCGCGCGTGTCTTGGGTGGCACCGGCGACGTGGCGGAATGGGTGGTCACCCGTGCGCGCTTCACCATCAAGTTCCACCCGGGCCCCGATGGCGGGCGGGGCAAATCGCTCTCGATGACCGTGACCATGCCGCATGGCTGCAACCTGAAGGACATGACCCCGCAAGAGCGCCTGATCGGCGAGAAGTATTTGCGGCTCTGGGGCATCCTGAAGGACGACAACGACGAAGGCGACGTCCTTGGGTAAGCGTGCGATCGACCTTCTGCTGCGGGCCATGGAAGCCCGCAGCATGTCTCTCCAGACATCGGCGTTGCACCAGGTTTCCCGAAGCGCGACCGACGCGTTGATCGCAGCCAAGCTGTTGGTGTCGGGCGGGCATGTCCCGGTCGTCGCAGGGATGGACGACTATGAGGATGAACCCATTGAGGCCACCTGGTCGGCCGAGCTGAAATCATTCGGCTATCACGACAGCATCGGCCGCTGGGTCAAGGTCGCCAATCAGGACATCGCGGCGTGTAGGGTCGATTTTGGCCTGGCCCTTGCCAAGATGCTGGTGGCGTTCGAGCGTGCCGGGCCTTCACGCCCGGCGCCCTTGATCACAGATCTCGTCTGGGACGTGGGAACCATCAAGCTCGCCAGGGCGAAAGCCTCGGTCCCCGTCTGGTTTGCCCGGCGGCTCGGGGATCCAGGTGTCTGGGCGCAACTCGAGGCGATGATCGCGCGCAAGCCACCACAGGAAATCCGTATCATCCTGACCTCCACACCCGGCGAGCGCATCCCAGAGACCTCCCAGAAGCGCAACCACATCATCAACGTGGCGGATGTTGCGGGCGATCCGGCCAAGCTCGCGGTCTCGCCGCAGGTTCTCGGGGCTCGGGTGTTCCCCGGGCAAGCGCAGCGGCGATTTCCCATCGATCATTCAAATGACTGCGGACTCGTTTGGCATGGTGACACGACCCTCACCTTCGGCGGCGACAAGCAGCGGCTACTTCTCCAGATCATGTTTGCCGCCTACTGGACCGGGTCACCGGTTCTGCGGGTGGCCGCCGTGCTGGAAGAGGCAGGCTATGGCGGACAGGTGAACTCGCTCAAGAAAGCCTTTGGCCGACGCGAGGATTGGCAGGCCTTCATCAAATTCGACGACGGAAATTGCTGGATTGAAGCTTGAAAATGGCATTTTCAGACTGTTGGCCGTGATCCTTGGTGGACCATTGCATGACCCAGTACAGCCGAGCGCAACCATGGCCGGTAACGCGATGTTCATTTCAAGCCAGGCTTGCCTGCTGCCACGCCTTGCAGCAATCTTTGCAACCTGAGCAGATAGCCCGATGACAATTACCCCCACAAATAAAGGCATGTCCCGATACCATGATAGTCGTGCAATGAAAGGCCGAGAGAGAAACGCCCCATGTTGGTGTGGCTCTGGCAAGAAGTATAAGAAGTGCCACCTTGGTCGTGATGCTCAGCCAAAAGAAAATCCTTGGGCCGCGGTAGATGTAAATCGCAAGGCATTTTCCCAAAAGAAGTGCTGGGCACGCGACGTGGGCTTGGGAGATTGCGAAGGCGGCGTGATCAAAGCACACACTGTTTCGCGGGGCCCGAATCTCGCCAAGATCGCCGAGAATGGGCATGTGCTGCAATACGGCGCCAGCATTCCTGATATGAATAAAAACGGTGGCAAATTATCCGTGAAGAGGATTGGCATCAAGGATGCGTCCGTTTTCCATGGTTTTTGCAGCAAACATGATCGGGAGATTTTTTCTTGCATCGAGAATGAAGTCTTTACCGGACGCCCCGACCAGTGTCTCGCCGTCGCTTATCGGACGATGAGCCGAGAACTCTATGGGAAAGATGCTGGCTCTCACTTACGCGAAACGTTGAGGGGCGCCGATAAGGGGCTGCAACCTTTTGAGCAGTTCATGCTTCAGAAGATGCTTGATGAAATAGACACGGGCAACGAAGCTGCTCGACGCGATCTGAAGGCCACTCATGACGCATTAACCGCAGCATTGGTGGCCGCCCGGACAGATGTGCTTAGCTCTCTGATCTTTGAATTTGCGGCGCCTATTCCGTTCATGTTTGCAGGCGCGTGGTCGCCGTTTACTGACCTCCACGGCGCAGAACTTCAAAAAGGATACGTAGACGAGCTTCTCGAGCAGGTTTTTGTTTCTTCATTTGCGGGTGAGTCCAGCGCAATGATCTGCATTTCCTGGCGGAATATCGACGGTGCACCCGGAAAGGTCATCGCAGATCAGCTCGAAGAACTGGCGGACGAGACACGAGCCTCGGCATGCCTTCAGTTTGTGATGAAGCATGTCGAGAATGTTTTCTTCAATCCGGATTGGTTCGGGGCATTGGATGAAAAACAGAAAGAACGTCTTGACCAGCTTGCGGCCGACGGCATCGATCCAATGGGCAGCGTTCCCTCAATGCCTGTTCGCTTGGATGTGGATTTTCGATTACCGCGGTCCATAAGATCGTTCCACGCTTGACCAAAAGGCCGTCCTTCGGGGCGGCCTTTTTTTGTTTCAGCGCGAAGATCTTTCCGAACTCCCAGTTTGCCTACCGGCTGCCTCCCCAGCGCCTCCAAGCCCCTCCGCCATGTTGAACCCGCAAGTGTTCGCAGAAATCCCAAGGAGGTTCACATGGCGACCAGGCACCTTTCCCAGATCGAGCTGGCGGCTCGCTGGAATATTTCGCACCGCACGCTGGAGCGCTGGCGGTGGACGGGCGAAGGCCCGAAATTCATCAAGCTCGGCGGCCGGGTGATCTATCGGCTCGAGGATGTCGAGGCCTTCGAGGCCGAACAGATCCGCGGCGTGGATCACGAACCCCATCGTCCGATGTCGGCGTGAGGGGGGGCGGAACATGACGATCTCCAATCACATCACCCTGGCCGATGTCCACCGCATGCCGGTGGGCGAGATCGCGGCGCTGCCCGCCGATCAGCTCGCGCTGCTGAAAAGCGCGGCCGACGAGCAACTGACGCAGGCGAAGTCGGTCGCGGACTGGCTCGACGGTGCCATCTCTCTGAAATACGCGGACCGCGCCCAAGACACCCGCCAAGAGGCGGGCAAGGACACCGGCACGATCCGGTTCGAGGATGACGGCGTCACCGTGATCGCCGAACTGCCCAAGCGCATCGACTGGGATCAGGCGTTGCTGGCGCAGATCGCCGAGAACATCGCCTCGGCGGGCGAGGACCCGGCGGAATTCATCGAGACCAAGCTGTCGGTCTCCGAGCGCAAATACGGCGCTTTGCCGGAAAGCTGGCGCAAGGGCTTCGAGCCCGCGCGCACAGTCCGCACCGGCAAGCCCAAGTTCCGCCTCGTGCTGAACGAGGAGGTGCGCTGATGGCCATTTCGCTCGCATCCCTGCGCACGACCTCGGTGCTGACCCCGCCGCGCATCCTGATCCACGGCGTGGCCGGGGTGGGCAAATCCACCTTCGCGGCCGATGCCGACCGGCCCGTCTTCCTCATGACCGAGGATGGCCTGGGCAAGCTGCAGGTCCCGCATTTCCCGCTCGCGACCAGCTATGCGGAGGTGGCCGAGGCGCTTGATGCGCTCTCAAACGAGGACCACGATTTCGGTACGGTCGTCGTCGACAGCGTCGACTGGCTGGAGCCGCTGATCTGGGCCGAGGCCTGCAAGCGCAACGGCTGGGCCTCGATCGAGGCGCCGGGGTTTGGCAAGGGCTATGCCGAGGCGCTGACCATCTGGCGCGAATATCTCGACCGGCTCAACGCGCTGCGCGACCGCAAAGGCATGGTAGTCATCCAGATCGCCCATACCGACATCAAGCGTTTCGACAGCCCCGAGCACGAGCCCTACGACCGCTATGTGATCAAACTGCAGGCCCGCGCCTCGGCGCTGCTGCAGGAGCATTCCGACGTGGTGCTCTTTGCCAACTATCAGATCTCGGTCGCAAAATCCGATGTCGGCTTCAACAAGAAGGTGACCCGTGCGCTCGGGTCCGGTGCACGCGTCATGCACACCGAAGAGCGCCCCGCCTTCCTCGCCAAGAACCGTTACGGCCTGCCGGATACCCTGCCACTCGAGTGGTCAGAGTTCCTCGCAGCCATGCCCCAACCTGAATGATTGCCTTGAAAGGACAAGACCATGGCACGTTTCGACACCTCTTTTGACGCGACCAGCGTCGAACCCACCACCGCCTATGAGCTGCTGCCCGCAGGCAAATACCGCGCCCAGATCGTCGAGAGCGAGATGCGCGTCACCAGGAACGGCATGGGCCAGTTCCTCTGGCTGATGCTCGACATTCTCGACGGGGAGCAGAAAGGCCGGAAGATCTTCGACCAGCTGAACCTGGTGAACCCGAACCCGACCACGGTGGAAATCGCGCAGCGCACGCTCTCGGCGATCTGCCATGCCACGGGCCGGATGCATGTCAGCGACAGCGAGGAGCTGCACCTGATCCCGATGACGATCCAGGTGAAGATCCGGCCACCGAAGAACGGCTACGGCGAGAGCAACGCGATCGCCTACCTGCCGCCCGAGCGTGGTTCGACCCCGGCCGCCCGCCCGGCAAAGCCCGCGCCCGATCCGGCCGGCTCTTCGGTGCCGCCGAAAATGGCCTCCGCGCCCTGGAACAAGAAGGGCTGAGCCTTCGCGCTGCCCTGCGCCCTGACTGACGGGGCAGCGCGCAACCCCATCTGAGGAAATTCCCATGACTGACATGACCAACGCGGCCCCCGTGGCCGTGAACAACCCCGGCTTGCCTGAAAACCAGCGGCGGCTGATCGAGCTCGACGATGCCATCGCCAAGATCCGCACGCAGATCGCGACGGCCGATCTGGCCCGCCAGCGCGGCCAGAAGCCGATCGATCCGGACTGGTTCCACCGGGCCCGCACGGCCCTGCGCCACCTGTGCCGCGAGCGGGCAGAACTTCTCGCCCAAGGCACCGGCCGCCGTCGCCGCGAAAAGCTGAAGGACGTGCTGATCGGCATCCTGCGCGAACGCCATGACCCAGAGACCTGGGATGGCATTCTGGCCGAGGCACAGGCCCGTAGCGAACGGGAGGGGCTGTGATGGCAGAACTTCCCGAAGCCTCCACGCCGACGCTGACGGCGATCTATGCCGACTACGAGACCCGCCAGGGCGATGGTTTCCGCGATCACCTCGGGGCGTCGATCATCGGCAAATCCTGTGCCCGCGCACTCTGGTACGACTTCCGCTGGGTCACGCCCGCGCGCCATTCCGGCCGTCTGCTGCGCCTCTTCGAGACTGGGCAGTTGGAAGAGGACCGGCTTGTGCGCAACCTGCGTGCCACCGGGGCAACCGTGCTCGAAGTCGATCCCGAGACCGGCCGCCAGTTCCGGGTCGAGGCCCATGGCGGGCATTTCGGCGGCTCGCTCGACGGCGTAGCCCTCGGGCTACTGGAGGCGCCGAAGACCTGGCATGTGCTGGAGTTCAAGACCCACTCGGTCAAGAGCTTCAACGAGTTGGTCGCCAAGGGTGTCGTTCTGGCCAAGCCCCAGCATGCCGCGCAGATGCAGGTCTACATGCACCTGACCGGAATCACGCGCGCGCTCTACGTCGCGGTCTGCAAGGACAACGACGCGCTGCATGTCGAGCGCATCGAGGCGGACCGCGCGATGGCCGAGCGCCTGCTGGAAAAGGCCGGGCGCATCATCTTCGCCCAGCATCCGCCCGCGCGGATCAGCGAGGACCCGGCCTGGTTCGAATGCCGGTTCTGCGATCACCATGCGGCCTGCCATGACGGCGGTGGCGCGGCGGTGACCTGCCGCTCCTGCCTGCATGCGACGCCGGTCGACGGTGGTTGGCACTGCGCCCGACACGACCGGATGCTGGCGCCTTCCGAGCAACGCACGGCCTGCGGCCGCCATCTCTTCATCCCCGACCTCATCCCGGGCGAGGTCATCGATGCGGGCGACGATCTCGTCACCTACCGCATGGCCGATGGCACGACCTGGACCAACGACGCCCGTTCCCCGGAGGCCGCGCCATGCTGACCCTGCGCCCCTATCAACAGGCCGCGATCACCGCGATCTACGGCTATTTCCAGACCCACACCGGCAATCCGCTGGTGGTCATTCCGACCGCGGGTGGCAAGTCGCTCGTCATGGCCTCCTTCATCGAGGGCGTGCTGAAGGCCTGGCCCGATCAGCGCATCCTGATCGTGACCCATGTCCGCGAGCTGATCGCCCAGAACCATGCCGAGATGATCGGCCTCTGGCCCGAGGCCCCGGCTGGCATCTATTCGGCGGGCCTCGGCAAGCGCGAGGCACAGGCGCGGATCCTTTTCGCCGGCATCCAGTCGATCCACCGCCGCGCGGCCGAAATCGGACACACCGATCTTGTGCTGATCGACGAGGCGCATTTGATCCCCGGCAAGTCGAGCACGATGTATCGGCGCTTCCTCGACGCGCTGAAAGCGATCAACCCGGCGCTCAAGGTGATCGGGCTGACCGCCACGCCGTTCCGGCTCGATTGCGGGATGCTGCATGAGGGGCAAAATGCGCTCTTCACCGACATCGCCTATGAGGCCCCGGTCCGCGAGCTGATCGACGCGGGGTATCTGAGCCCTCTGGTCTCGAAGCAGCCCGCAACCCGGCTCGACGTCTCAAAGGTGGGCACCCGCGCGGGCGATTTCATTGCGCGTGATCTGGCGGCGGCGGTCGATCAGGACGCCATCACCCGCGCCGCCGTCACCGAAATCATCGAGCATGGCCGTGACCGGAAGTCCTGGCTGGCCTTCTGCTCGGGCGTCGAGCACGCGCGCCATGTGGCCGAGGAATTCGGCCGCCAGGGCATCAGCTGCCGCACGATCTTCGGCGACACGCCGAAGGACGAGCGCGATGCGATCCTTGCCGCCTTCAAGCGCGGCGAAATCCGGGCGCTGGCCTCGATGGGCGTGCTGACCACCGGCTTCAACGCGCCGGGCGTCGACCTGATCGCGCTGCTGCGCCCCACGCAATCGGCCGGGCTCTATGTGCAGATGGTCGGGCGCGGCACCCGTCTCGCGCCGGGCAAGGAGAATTGCCTGGTGCTGGACTTCGCGGGCAATGTCCGTCGCCACGGACCGATCGATCTGGTGCGGCCCAAGCGCCCCGGTGATGGCGGCGGGGGCGAGGCACCGACCAAGGTCTGCCCGGAGTGCGACAGCATCATCGCGCTCTCGGCGACGGAATGCCCGGATTGCGGCTATGTCTTCCCGGCGCGCGAGGTGAAGATCGCCCCCACCGCCGCCACGCTGCCGGTGCTTTCGCCAAAGCAACAATGGCTTCCGGTCACGGGCGTTTCCTACAGCCGCCACGACAAGGCTGGCGGGCGTCCGTCGCTCAAGGTGACCTATAGCTGCGGCCTCGCCACCTACAGCGAATGGGTCTGCCTCGAGCATCAGGGCTATGCCCGCCAGAAGGCGGCCGAGTGGTGGCGCAAGCGCGCGCCCGGCTGCCCCGTGCCGCTGAGCGTGGCCGAGGCCCTCGCGCAGACGAGCCGCCTTGCGCGCCCCAGCGACATCTCGGTCCGTCCCTCGGGCCGCTATCTTGAGATCTCCGGTTACAGGTTCGCCCCATGCGCCCATCCGACCCCGGCCTCTGCGCCGTCTGCCACAGGGAACCTCGCGGCTTTGGCTGGTTCGAACCGGGGTTCCGTCGCACCGACCCTCGGCGCGACGCCAGCCGCAAGCGGCTCTGCAGCCGCGCCTGTCAGGACCTCTGTCATGGGAGGAAGGGCATGATCGATCCGACCCCGAATGAGACCGAGGCCATGGCCACAGGCGGCCAGATGGGGGGCGAATATCTGGAAGCCATCGGCAAGTCCGACCTCGCGACCCTGTCCGAGGAGGAATGGGCCCGGTTTCTCGACGCGGTCGTCACCGGCTATTGCGACCACCTGCGCGCGCTGGCGGCGAAGGATCGCAACCGGCTCGATGCGATGGCGCCGGAGGTGCCGTTCTGATGGCCGACACGTCCTGGATGGCGCGCTTCGGCGCGCGGCTCGTCACCAATGGCTATGCCATCCTGCCGATCGGCCCGGGCACCAAGAAGCCCGGCCGGTTCCAGCGCGGCGGCTGGGCCGATTACCCGGAATGGAACCGCCATGCCGAACGCCCGACCACGGAGGTCGAGGTCGCGACCTGGGTTGCCTGGCCCGACTGCGGCATCGGCATCGTCGGTGGTGCGGTGGCAGCGGTCGATATCGACATCGCGACGGACGCCGAACTGGCATTGCAGATCGAGGCGCTGGCCCGGGCGCGCCTTGGCGACACGCCCGCGCTGCGCATCGGCCGCGCCCCGAAGCGCATGCTGGTCTATCGCACGGCCGCACCGTTTAGGGGCATCAAACGCCATCCGCTCGAGGTGCTCTGCCTCGGGCAGCAGTTTCTGGCTTATGCCGACCACCCCGACACCGGCGCGCCCTATGTCTGGCCCGACGAGGGGCTGGCCGATCTCGATATCAGCGACCTTCCGGAAATCACGGCGGAAGCGGCGACGGCCTTTCTCGAGGAAGCCTATGCGATCCTGCCCGAGGCCCTGCGTCAGCGTGGGCTGCGCTCGGCAGCACCGGCCACACTCCTGCGCAACCACGGGCAGATCGGCACATTGCCCGCCATCCGGTCGGCACTCGACTGGCTGCCGAATGACGAGCTCGATTACGACAGCTGGATGCGCATCGGCATGGCGTTGAAAGGTGCGCTTGGTGATGAGGGCGGCGAGGTCTTTGCCACCTGGTCGGCCCAGGCGGCCAAGGATGTGCCCGCGACCACGGCCCGCGCCTGGGCGAGCTTCAAGCCCGACAGGATCGGCGCGGGCACGATCTACCACCTCGCCATGGAGCGTGGCTGGCAGCCCGACGCCGCCTTGCGCCTCGATGGCAGCCTCGATCCGGACGGCCCGCATCCGGCCGCCGATCTGCTGGCCCGGCTGGAGGGGAGCGCGCCCACCGTCGCCGACCCGGAAAATCCCGCCTTCAGCCTGACCATCCCCGACGGTCTCGTCGGCGAGCTGACCGGCTATATGCTCGCCACCGCCCGCCGCCCGCAACCGCTTCTGTCGCTCGGGGCGAGCCTCTGCGCCATCGGGGCGTTGATGGGACGGCGGTATCGCACGACCAGCAACCTGCGTTCGAACCTCTATGTCGTGGGGATCGCCGACAGCGGCTCGGGCAAGAACCACGCCCGCGAGATCATCAACGAGGTCTTCTTCGAGGCGGGTCTCGCCCACCATCTCGGCGGCAACAAGATCGCCTCTGGCGCCGGGCTCCTGACGGCGCTTCATCGGCAGCCGGCGATCCTGTTCCAGATCGACGAATTCGGGATGTTTCTCTCGGCCGCCGCCGACCGGAAGCGCAGCCCGCGCCATATCACCGAGATCCTCGACAACATGACCGAGCTGTTCACGGCCGCGGGCGGGATCTTCCTCGGGGCGGAATATGCGAACCGCGACGGCACCAATGAGCGGCGCGACATCAACCAGCCCTGCCTTTGCGTCTATGGCACCACGACGCCCCTGCATTTCTGGGGCGCGCTGCAGGGCGCGAATGTGGTCGACGGCTCGCTCGCGCGTTTTCTGATCCTGCCGAGCGATGAGGACTATCCCGACGAGAACCTCGCCGTGGGCATCCGGCAGGCGCCGCCCGCGCTGATCCAGGCGCTCCAGCTGGTCGCGAGCGGCGGCGGGACCGTGAAGGGCAACCTGACCGGCAAGACCGCCGATCAGAACACCGCCGTGAACCCGATGACCGTGCCGATGTCCGACGCTGCGCGCGCCCGGTTTGCCGACCTCAGCGACACCCTGACCGAGGAGCTGCGGGCAGCGGCCGGCACGGCCTTTACCGCCATCCTCGCCCGGATCGGAGAGAACGCGCTGAAGCTGGCGCTGATCGTCGCTGTCGGGCGCGATCCCGTACGCACCGAGATCGACATCACCGCGGCGGACTGGGCCATCGGCTTCGTGCGCCATTACGCGCGGCGCACCATGGAGGCGGTCGAGCGCCATGTGGCGGATACCGAGACCGAGGCGCATCTGAAGCGTCTGAAGGAAATCGTCCGCGCCGCCGGGCCCAAGGGGATCACCAAATCAGAGATCACCCGAGCCTCACAATGGCTGAAATCGCGCGACCGCGACGAAATCCTGCTGACGCTGATCGAGAGCGGCGACATCACGACGGGCATGCGCGGCTCCTCGACCAAGCAGGCCATGGTCTACCGGATGGCGCGGTGGGGCGGGTGACCGGAGATCCTTCAATCCGCCGGAAACGGCCCTTGAAGCCGAAATGCCGACAAGCAGCCGAAACGAAAGGGAAAAACCGGATCCTTCAAATCCTTCAATCTTTCAAGAGGACCCCTTTCCCCTATACGCGTGCACGCGCGTTCTAATAGAGAGAGACAGGTACCTATTGAAATATTGAATAATTGAAAGATTATATATTACACATACAGGACAACTACTTAGGGGCGGAAATCTTTCAAGGCGCCCCTCTGAAGGTTCTGAAGGATTTGCCGGGCGGCCGAGCCGCCCAGCCCATGAACTGACCAGACCACCCTTCGGGGCCTGGCGAGACCGCAGCCTTCACCGGCCAGCCCGCTCGCCTCGCTCACAAACGCGAAGAGGAGGTCTCTCATGACCCAATCCCACGAACACCCGCGCTGCATCCTTGCGCTTGGTCTCGGCACCACCACCGGCTGGGCGCTGCGCAGCCACGATGGGCTGATCACCAGCGGCACCGCAAGTTTCCGGCCCGGGCGCTATGACGGCGGTGGCATGCGCTATCTGCGTTTCACCAACTGGCTGACCGAACTGGATCGCCTGTCGGGGCCCATCGCCGCGATCTGGTTCGAGGAGGTCCGCCGCCACGCCGGAACCGACGCGGCCCATGTCTATGGCGGGCTGATGGCCTCGCTCACCAGCTGGGGCGAGCTGCGGGGTGTGCCCTACGAGGGCGTGCCGGTAGGCACGATCAAGCGCCACGCCACCGGCAAGGGCAACGCGCCCAAGCAGGCCATGATCGATGCGGCCCGCGCGAAGGGCTTCAGCCCCGAAGACGACAACGAGGCCGATGCCATCGCCATCCTGCTCTGGGCCCTCGACGCCCGTGGAGGTGCGGCATGAGGTTCCACCCCAAGGGCTATGGCGGCCAGCGCCGATCGCCTGATGAGGTGAAGCGCGACGGCTGGCGCGAACAGGGCCTGCTGGCCGTCAGCGTGAATGACCAGCGCCTGACCTGGCCCGAGCGCGAACTCGTCGAGCAGCTGGGCACGCGGCTCTATGGTCCCCGCCCGGCCGAGGATCTGCGCCATGGCTGAGCACATCTGGACCGCCGAGGACGTCGCCGATCATTTCGAGGAGGCCTTCCGCACCCTGCGCAAACTGCCGCCGGTGAAGGTGCAGGGCTATTTCAACGCCTGGCCGCAGGTCATCCGCACCGAACGCGAGATCCTCGCCATGGAGCCCGAACCGATGCGGGTCTGGCCCTCGGCCGCCGCGATCTCGCGGCTCGAGCAAACCTTCGATTGGGTGCTCTGGCTCGGCGAGAGTGAACGTCGCCTGATCTGGTGGCGCGCTGCCCGTCGGCCGTGGAAGCAGATCACCCATGAGCTGGGCGTCGACCGCTCCACCGCCTGGCGGCAACACAAGCTCGCGCTCACCAAGATCGCCGCGCGGCTAAATGCTGCGGCTGCGTGAAATGTTGCAACACTTTGGTCTTCGACAGCTGCAACATATCCGTGCTATCTGAAGGATATGATGGGGAGAGTGCGTCGGAAGACGGCTCTCCCCGATCTGCCCTCCATCAGAAGACCATTGAGGCATTACTCTGGTTGTGCCAGTTAATTGCTGACGTCCTGAAGTGCTGCGGGAAGTCTTGCTGTGTTGGGAGGGCATGCCTTGAGTACATCTGAAACCGTCGATTTTGAGGTTGGGAAGTGCCCTTGTGGTAACGGAGCCATCGTCAAGTCTATCACAACACAGGACAATCCTTGGAGCGGTGCCGACATTTCGTATTTCATTTCTTGCGCAAAGTGCTCGAGTGAATGGATTATGGGGCATTGCTCGCTCTCATCAAAGGCGGAGAGTAATGCTTTGCGTTCGGCAGAAAACGAGCAACGCAAAGTGGAAGAACAAATCAGGGCTATGGTTCGTCCGCTTGTCGATGAATATTTCGATGAGCTTGCGCTAGCCACAATGGCAGCCGAACACCGAGAGTTGCTGCGACTGAACATTACGACCGGAGACATCCGGCAATATAGGAAAAGTCGGAACTCTGGAAAGACAAAGATTTCCGGTATTTGCGCTCCGATGAGGAACCAGGTGTGGGTCGATGAGCTCATCTCGTCTGCGGGAAAATCAAGTCAGTATCAGGAGGCAGTCACACGCCTCAATCTGGCAAAGACGAAATGTCGCGACGCAGCTTCCAAGGTGAAGCATTTCCCTTTCCCAAAATGACTATTGCCGCTGACTAAGTTTCCGGGTCCTTCCCGGCGTCCACCCTATGCGGGCGGGCGAAGCGCGAGGGTTTCCCAGTGACACCCTGAAAAACACCCGTTTCGTTTCGCTTCGGGCCTCGCGGCAACACGCGAAGGGTCTGACGGCCCGAGACCCCATGCCTGAACCGAAACGGCCCTGCGGGGGCATTTCGGTTCACGCCCCCCATTTCGCCGCCCGGCACCCCAAGGACATTCCCATGGACGTCGTCGACCTGCCGCTCGAGCAGATCATTCCCTATGCGCGCAACCCCCGGCGCAACGAGCAGGCAATCGCCACGGTCGCGGCCTCGATCCAGGAGTTCGGCTGGCGCCAACCCATCGTGGTAGACGAGGCGATGGTCGTGCTGGCCGGGCACACCCGGCTGGAGGCGGCGCGTAAGCTCGGCTTCAAGACCGCGCCGGTGCATGTCGCCAAGGGGCTGACCGCGTCCCAGGCCCGCGCCTTCCGGATCATGGACAACCGTTCGGGCGAGAATGCCGAATGGGACAAGGACCTCTTGAACCTCGAACTGGCGGATCTGCTGGAGGCGGATTTCGACCTCGGCCTGACCGGCTTCACCGAGGACGAGGTGAACGCGCTGATGTCGAGCCTCGATGCGGGCACCGGTCCGCAGGAGGGCGAAGACGAGATCCCGGAAACCCCGGAGGATCCGATCAGCCGTCCCGGCGATCTCTGGCTGCTCGGGCACCACCGGCTTCTCTGTGGTGACAGCACGGTTGCCACCGATGTCGAGCGGCTGCTCGGGCCGGTGAAGCCGCTTCTGATGGTCACCGATCCGCCCTACGGCGTGGAATATGACCCGGGCTGGCGCAACCAGGCCGGGGCGGCCAAGACCAAGCGCACCGGCAAGGTGCTGAACGATGATCGGGCCGATTGGCGCGAGGCCTGGGCGCTGTTCCCGGGCGATGTCGCCTATATCTGGCACGGCGCGCTGCACGCGGCGACCGTGGCGGAAAGCCTTGAGGTCGCGGGCTTCACCATCCGGTCCCAGATCATCTGGGCCAAGGAGCGGCTGGTTCTGAGCCGCGGCGATTATCACTGGCAGCACGAACCCGCCTGGTATGCCGTGCGCAAGTCCGGCAAGGGCCATTGGGCGGGCGACCGCAAGCAGACGACGCTCTGGCACATCTCGGGCAAGGACCAGGACGAAAAGACCGTCCACGGCACCCAGAAGCCCGTGGAATGCATGCGCCGGCCGATCCTCAACAATTCGAGCCCGGGTCAGGCGATCTACGAGCCCTTCATGGGATCGGGCACCACGCTGATCGCAGCCGAGACCACGGGCCGCGTCTGCCACGGCATCGAACTGAACCCGGCCTATGTCGATGTGGCCGTCCAGCGCTGGCAGAAATTCACCGGGAAGCAGGCCGTCCTCGACGGGGATGGAACGCCCTACGACGACCTCAAGACCAAAGACCGCTGAGGGATGGATGACCTGGCTTTACCTTCCGCAGGCCTGCCTGACGGAACAGGCGACGCATGCCTCTTCGGCCTCTCGCTCTGCTCCGGCGCCGGTGGCATCGACCTCGGGCTCACCATCGCCTTGCCCGGATATCGAACTGTGGGCCATGTCGAACGGGAAACCTTCGCCGCAGCCACTCTCGTGGCGCGGATGGAAGACGCGTCTCTGGATCACGCGCCTATCTGGGACGATGTTGCCAGTTTCGACGGCCGCCCGTGGCGCGGCGCGGTGGACATCGTCACTGCGGGCTATCCGTGCCAGCCGTTCTCCGTCGCGGGCAAGCGCCGGGGCGCGGAAGACCCGCGCCACCTCTGGCCGCATGTCGCCCGCATTATCGGCGAGTGCGAGCCGCCCTTCGTGTTCCTCGAGAACGTCGCCCATCATCTCCGCCTCGGCTTCCCCGAAGTCGCCAGCGGACTGGTCGGCATGGGCTACCGTTTTGCGGCAGGCCTCTTCACGGCGGCGGAAGTCGGCGCGCCCCACAAGCGCGAACGGCTCTTCATCCTCGCCATCCGCGAGGGAGACGAGTTGGCCGACCCCGCGCGCCTGCTCTGGCATCCGGTCGAGTGGCGGGAATCGGACGGAATTGCTGCGCCTGTGGCCGACGCCGAGGGCCAGCGCCAACGAGAACCGGCAGACGAAGCCGACGCCCTCGCAGGCAGCGGGCCAGCACGGGATGAATCTGGCGACGAAGGCTGCAATGTGGCCGACGCCACAGACCGACAGCTTTCGGAGCCGGGGCGGCGACCGGCGCGACGAGAAAGGTCTGGACCGGATGGCGCGGGACTGGCCGACGCCGATGGCAACGGACGGAAACAAGCCGAGCGCGGGCAATCGCCGGACGGCAGATCTTACCCATGCCAGTCAGATGTGGATGACGCCGACGGCTCGCGACCACAAGGACGGGGCGACGACATTGGCGAATACGCCGGTGAACGGCCTGCTTGGCCGCCAGGTCCTGGCGACGCCGATGGCTGGGCCGAATACCTCCGAGCCGCGCCGGACCTTGAACCCGCTGTTCGTCGAGGCGCTGATGGGCTGGCCCACCGGGTGGACCGGCTTCGCCTCTGTGGCAACGGCGTGGTCCCCCTGGTTGCAGCGCATGCGCTGCGAACTCTGGCGGCTGAACTGTTGGCCGATGGATGAGGCCGTGGCATGAAGCAGTCCCGCCTCATGTCACTGGTCGAGGCAGTCGCCAACGTGATCGTCGGCTACGGCGTTGCGGTCGTCGCGCAGATCCTGATCTTCCCGATCTTTGGCCTGCACACGACGCTGGCGCAGAACCTGAAGATGGGCGCTGTCTTCACCATTGTCTCGATTGTCCGCTCGTACTCCATTAGAAGGATATTCGAAGCAGTTGGGCTCGGGAACGACCGAACCGCTTCCCCAAAGACCCTTGATTGCTGTGTGAACTCACGATGTCCCAATTCCTTCTTTCGCCAGCAGAATGCCTCGCCGCATTGCAGTCGCAGGAACTGAGACGGATTGACGATCTTCCTGATGCTGTCGGGGTATACGCGCTCGCTGATCACCGCGGAGATCTACACTATGTCGGAATCACGGAAGCCAGCTCATTTCGGGACCGGATCTATAGCCGTCACGTCAATGGGAGTGAGGAGCGAAGCCACAAACTGGCCTGCAATTACAATATTGGTAGGATGTGGCGAAACCGGAAACTGAGCTGTCACGTAGGCACCGACGCACAGTTGGCCAAACTCGTCCGCAAGGAGTTCATTCGTCGCCATTGCCGCGCCGCATGCATCCCGTTGAGAGGCTCTAAACCCGAACTCGAAAGCCTCGAGAAAGAAATAATCGCTCTGGCGCCGCCGGAAATGGTGAGCTGGAACAAGACGCGAAAGCGCGTCAACCAACTGCCGGAGCCGCGAGAAATGGTCGACAAGATCTTGGCCGATCTCGGGTTCGGAACCCAAGAAATAGCCGCGCTTGAACGGCAGGCGCGGCTATTCGACCTTCATGGTCACATGGACTTGGCCCATTGATGTTTCTGGGAAATCGTCGGGTCGCGGATCAAAACGATCCGTAAGGTACGTTCAACGCGAGTGCATGGCAAACAATGCCGCTCAAAGCCGGTAGACCCGGCCGCGCCCCTCGATCTTCTCCGAGGCCACCTCGAGCCCGAGTTTCTTCTTCAGCGCCCCGGCCATCGCGCCGCGCACCGTGTGCGATTGCCAGCCCGTCGCGGCCATAATCTCCTTGATGGTCGCGCCGTCCGGCGCGCGAAGCATGGCGATGAGGGTCGCTTGTTTGGTGCCCTCGCGAGGCGTGCGCGTCTTGGGTGCGGGTTCGGGGGCGGCGGAGGCGTCCGGTTCGATGCCAATGGCCGCGAGCCCTGCGTCGGTGGCTACCAGCGTGACGCCGTGGCCATCGCCGGTCTCGCGCCAGACGGGTTCGCCCTTGCGCGTGTCGGCGTCGACCTCTTCGAGCAAGCCCTTCGCGAGCATCGCGCCAACCATCTTGGCGGCGGCGCCCCCACGCAGGCTCTCGGGCAGCGGCAAGGCGATGTGCTCGGGCCGCCGGGCGGCGGCGCTGAGGATGATGGCTTGGGCATCGGAAAGCTGGGTCATGGGGTCGTCTCCGTATTCGGGTCGCGGCCGTCGCGATCCCTTCTACGACCCCAAGCCGCGCCCGCGCGCGGCAGAGGTTCCGGAGATGCCGGAGGTCAGCCTGCGAATTCGCCTTCGCCGAACGCGCTGTCGGTGATGCGCTTCAGAAGGCTTGAATAGTGGTCGAGGGTGCCGACGTGGCCCCAGTTGATCTCGTCAGGACGGGCGTTGAAGTGGTCGTCGGTCAGCCTCTGCAGGCGGGCGAGCATCGCGTCGAACTCGGCCTTCTTTTCAATGAAGGCCGCCAGTGCGGCTTCTTGGTTCTTGCGGGCCTGTTCGGCGCGGAGTTGGTGGCGGTCGGTCATCATCTTGCCCCTCAGTTCTTCTGCTCGATCATCGCGAGGATCGCGCAGGCCATGCCGCCCAGAAACTCGCCGCGTCGGAAGACGATTTCGTCGATCTCGGTCGCGCGGGTGATGGCGGGATCGACCTGAAGGTCGGCGGCCATGTGCGGAAGAAGGCGGGCGGCTTCAAGGTTGTAGCGTTCGGCGAGGGTCATGGCAGGCTCCGTGGGGTGCATCGTTTTCGTAGGATCAGCTTCGCTCTGCCGGGGCACATCATCCAGTATAATCGCAGCAATTACATGGCTTTAATCGGAGTGCGCGGATCATCTCATGTCGTCAGCCACGCAACCCATCGGCGTGATCGCGCGGCTGCTCGATCTGTCGGAACGCCGGGTCCAGCAGCTGAGCCGCGAAGGCGTGATCCCGAAGGCCGAGCGCGGCCAATACGACCTGATCGGATCGGTGCGCGGCTATGTCCGCTATCTGCGCGATCAGGCCACTAAGGCGCAGGCCGGTGTGCCGGATTACGCGGCCGAGCGGGCGCGCTTCATTCGGGCGCGGGCTGATCTCGCCGAGATGGAGGCCGAGGAAAAGCGTGGCGCGCTGATTGCGGCCGAAGAGATCGAGGCCGCCTGGATCGCCGTTCTGGCGCTTCTGCGCACCCGCTTGCTCGCGCTGCCGGACCGGCTGGCGCCGCAGGTTTTCGAACAATCAACCGTCGGAGACACCCGGAACCTGATCCGAATGACCATCCGCGAGGTGCTCGATGATCTCGCGCAGCCAGATGTCCAACTCGAAGCCAGCGCTGACATTGACGGGCTCCCCGATCCTGAAGCGGACGGTGGAAGCGGCGCTGAAGGTGCTGCGCCCACCGCCGGAACTGACGATCAGCGATTGGGCCGACCAGAACCGACGGCTGAGCTCTGAGGCCAGCGCCGAACCCGGGCAATGGCGGACGAGCCGGGCCGAATATCAGCGCGGGATCATGGAGGCGATTTCGGACGCCTCGTCTGAGACGGTGGTCATCATGTCCTCGGCCCAGGTCGGCAAGACCGAGGTTCTGAACAACGCCTGCGGCTATCACATCGATCAGGATCCCGCGCCGATCATGGTGGTGATGCCGACCGAGCGCGACGCGGAAACCTGGTCAAAGGACCGCTTCTCGCCGATGGCCCGCGACACGCCCTGCCTGCAGGGCAAGATCGCCGATCCGCGCTCGCGCGACGGCAACAACAAGATCCTGCACAAGCGGTTTCCGGGCGGGCATCTGACCATCGTGGGTGCGAACGCACCCTCGGGTCTGGCCAGCCGCCCGATCCGCCTGCTGCTGTGCGACGAGGTCGACCGCTACCCGTTCAGCGCGGGCGCCGAGGGTGATCCGGTCAACCTCGCCAGGAAACGCACGGTGACCTTCTGGAACCGAAAGATCGTGCTGGTCTCGACGCCCACGAACAAGGGCACCAGCCGGATCGAGGCGGCCTTCGAGGAAAGCGACCAGCGCCGGTTCTGGGTGCCATGCCCGGACTGCGGGGCGGAACAGGTGCTGACCTGGACACAGGTGCGCTGGAGCAAGGGGCCCGAGGGCGACCACCGGCCCGAAACCGCGCGCTACCACTGCGCGGAATGCGATGCGGCGTGGCGGGACGAGACCCGCTGGGCGGCCGTCTCAAAAGGACATTGGGTGGCGGAGCAGCCCTTCGCGGGCGTGGCGGGCTTCCACCTGAACGAGATCTACTCGCCCTGGGTCAGACTGGAGGCGATGGTGCGGGCCTTCCTCTCGGCGCGCTCCGGCGGGGACGAGACGATGAAGACCTTCGTCAACACGTCGCTGGGCGAGACATGGGTCGAGACCGGGGAAGCCCCAGACTGGCAGCGTCTCTACGACCGGCGCGAGGCTTGGAAACCGGGCACGGTGCCTGCCGGCGGGCTGTTCCTGACCGCCGGGGCCGATGTGCAGAAGGACCGGATCGAGGTCGATGTCTGGGCTTGGGGCCGCGGGCTGGAAAGCTGGCTTGTCGATCACGTCGTGATCGAGGGCGGGCCGGACCGGCACGACGCATGGTCAGAGCTGACCGCGCTGCTCGACCGAAGCTGGCCGCATGAACGTGGGGCGCATCTTCGGATTGCGCGGCTCGCCATAGATACGGGCTACGAGGCCTCGGCGGTCTATTCCTGGTCGCGCAACGCCGGGTTTGCACAGGTGTCGCCGGTGAAAGGTGTCGAGGGGTTCAACCGCTCGAGCCCGGTGTCAGGGCCGACGTTTGTCGATGCGACCGAGGGTGGGAAACGTCTGCGGCGCGGAGCCCGGCTTTGGACCGTAGCGGTCTCGACCTTCAAGGCTGAGACCTACCGCTTTCTTCGGCTGGAACGGCCGACTGAAGAAGAACGCGCCGAAGGCGCGGCCTTTGTGCCCGGCACGATCCACCTGCCGACATGGGTCGAAAGCGAGTGGCTGAAGCAGCTTGTGGCCGAGCAACTGGTCACCGTCCGCACGAAACGCGGCTTCGCGAAGCTCGAGTGGCAGAAGCTGCGCGAACGCAACGAGGCGCTGGATTGCCGGGTCTATGCCCGCGCCGCCGCCTGGATCGCGGGCGCGGACCGCTGGACTGAGGAGAAATGGCGCGACCTCGAGGATCAGCTCGGGGCTGCGTCTTACGGTGACACCGATCCCGCCGGTCAAATTCACCGGCCCGGACAGGCCCCACAGGGCAAGCGCCGCTCCGACTGGCTTGGGCGGCGGGAAGGATGGTTTTGAAGATGACCGACTGGACGGAAACCGAGCTCTCGGCGCTGCGCCGGGCCTATGCCAGCGGCACGACCCGGGTCAGCTATGACGGCAAGTCAGTCGATTACGGCTCGGCCGAAGACCTGCTGGCCCGCATCCGCACCATCGAACGCGCCATTGCGGGTGTCAGCCGACCGCTGCCGGTTGCCGGGCTGGCGGGCTTCTCGCGCGGGGATCGGTGATGTCGGCCAACTGGTTCGACAAGGCTATTGCCTCCGTCGCCCCTCGGGCCGCCGCCAGGCGCGTGATGGCTCGGCATGCCTTCGAGGCCCTGACACGGGGCTATGACGGGGCCGCGAAAGGTCGGCGGACGGAGGGCTGGCGGGCGCCGGGATCCTCCGCCGATACCGAGATCGGGGTGGCCGGGGCGCTCTTGCGCGACCGGATGCGGGATCTGGTGCGCAACAACCCGCATGCGGCGAAAGCCGTCGCGGTGCTGGTCAACAATATCATCGGCGCGGGGATCATGCCGCGCGCCGCGAGTGGTAACGAGGCTTTGGACCGCAAGGTCGACGCGCTCTTCGAACGCTGGACGGCGGACTGCGATGCCGACGGCCAGCTCGACTTCTATGGGCTCCAGACCCTGATCTGCCGCGAGATGGTCGAGGCGGGCGAAGTCCTGGTGCGCCGCCGCCAGCGGCGAGCGAGCGACGGTTTGGCGGTGCCGCTGCAATTGCAGGTGCTGGAGGCCGACTTCCTCGACGCCTCGAAATCCGGCGCCTTGGGCGCGGGACGCTTAGTCCAAGGGATCGAGTTCGACCCGGTCGGCAAACGCCGGGCCTACTGGCTGCATGCCGAGCACCCCGGCGATGCCTGGGGCGCGCTGAACGGCGCACTTGGATCGCGCCCGGTCCCAGCGACCGAGGTCGCCCATGTCTACGAGAAGCAGCGCACGCAGGCACGCGGCGTTCCCTGGGGCGCCCCGGTGATCCGTAGCTTGCGCGATCTCGACGATTACGAGGTGGCCGAACTGGTCCGCAAGAAGACCGAAGCCTGCGTCACCGCCATCGTCTTCGGCGACGACGAGGCGCAGCAGGGCATCGCGCCCGCCGTGGTCGATGTCGACGGCAACCGGGTCGAGCAGTTCGAGCCGGGGCTCATCGCCTATGCACGCGGCGGCAAGGACATCCGCTTCAACCAGCCCTCGGCCACCGGCGGCTACGGCGAATACAAGCGGGCGAGCCTGCACACGATCTCGGCCGGGTTCCGGGTGCCGTATGAGCTGCTGACCGGCGATCTCAGCCAGGTCAACTATTCCTCGATCCGGGCGGGGCTCGTGGAGTTCCGCCGCATGATCGATGCCGTGCAGTGGCAGCTCTTCATCCCGATGTTCTGCGCCCCGGTCTGGCGCTGGTTCACGGAAGCCGCGTGGGCGGCGGGCCAGATCCCGACACCTGACGTGCCGGTCGAATGGTCGCCGCCGAAGTTCGACGCAGTCGATCCCTACAAGGACGCGATGGCCGATCTGCTGGCGATCCGGACAGGCACGATGACACTGGCACAGGCCATCGCCCGGCAAGGCCACAATCCGGACGCCGTGCTGGCGGAGATCGCTGCGACCAACGCCAAGCTCGACGCGCTGGGGCTGGTCCTCGACAGCGACCCGCGCCGCGTCACCAAGACCGGCAGCGCGCAGGCGGGCGACCCGACAGCCCCCGCCGATCCGGAAACCACACCGGCGCAGGCCGACCAACAGGACTGACCTTCATGGACACGATGATCGAACTGCCGGCCATGCGCCGGTCGGCGGAGCTTGCGCCGAACACGGCCGATGCCGACAGCCGCACCGTCGAGGTGGTCTGGTCGGCCGGGGCCCGCGTCCGGCGTGCGACCTTCTTCGGCGAGCCCTACGACGAGGAGCTGAGCCTCGACCCCGCCCATGTCCGCCTCGACCGGCTGAACGCGGGCGCGCCCTTCCTGAAGGTGCACGAGCTCGACACGCTCGACGCCGTCATCGGCTCGGTCGTGCCCGGCTCAGTGCGGATCGAGAACGGTCGCGGCATCGCGCAGGTGCGGATCAGCGAGCGCGCTGACGTCGAGCCGATCTGGCGCGACATCCAGGCCGGGCACATCCGGGCGGTCTCGATCGGCTACCAGGTCCACCGCTTCGACGTCTCGAAACCCGATGGCGGGCGCGAGCTTTGGCGGGCGGTCGATTGGACCCCGTTCGAGATCTCGGCCGTGCCGGTCGGCGCCGATCCCGCCGCGGGCTTCCGCGCCAAGGGCGAACACCACGACTGCGTCCTCCATCGCCGGGACGCCGAAACCAGCGAAGGAGCATCCCCGATGACCGACAAGACGACACCGGCCGCCCCGGCCGACGACACAACCGATACGGCAGCGACCGAGGAGATCACCATGCCCGACGACAAGACCGGCGCGGCCGAGGCGCAAACGCGCGCGCCAGAGACGCGCAGCCAGCCGAAGGCCCCCGACACCGAAGCCATCGCGACCCGCGCCCGGGAGGCCGAGCGCGACCGCGTCTCCACCATCTACGATCTGGCTGGTCGGCTGAACCTCGAACGCAGCTTCGCCGAGGATCTGGTCAAGCGTGGCATCAGCGTCGACGAATCCCGCCGCCTGATCCTCGATCAGGTCGCCGCGAAGTTCGACGAGACCCGGACCTTCCCGCATGTCTCCGTGCCCCTCGGTGGACGCGATGAACGTATCACCCGCCGCGACGCGGTGGCGAACGCGCTGCTGCACCGCTACAGCCCGACGTTGTTCCAGCTGGAAGACGCCGCGCGCCAGTATCGCGGCATGACCCTGCTGGAGCTCGCCCGCGAAAGTCTCGGCAATGCCGGCGTCAACACGCGCGGCCTGTCGCGCGACGAGGTGGCGACGCGGGCGCTGCACTCGACCTCGGACTTCCCCGAGATCCTGTCGGCGGTCACCAACAAGACCCTGCGGCAGGCCTACGAGGCCTATCCCCGCACCTTCATGCTGTTCTGCCGCCAGGTGCTGGCCACCGACTTCAAGGCGATGCACAGGGTCCAGCTCGGCGAGGCCCCGCAGCTGCTCGAGGTCGGCGAGAGCGGCGAGTTCAAGCGCGGCACGCTCGGCGAGAGCAAGGAGAGCTACAAGGTCAAGACCTATGGCCGGGTGGTCGCCATCACCCGCCAGACGCTGATCAACGACGATCTCGACGCCTTTACCCGCATCCCGGCGATGTACGGCAACTCCATCGCCCAGCTGGAGTCGGACGTGGTCTGGGGGATCATCACCGCCAACCCAGCGATGGCCGACGGCAACGCGCTGTTCCACACCACCCACAAGAACCTCGCCGGCACCGGCGCGGCGCTCGACGTCGGCAGCGTCGGCGCGGCCCGCGCCGCGATGGCCAAGCAGACCGGCCTCGACAAGAAGACGGTGCTGAACGTCCGCCCCGCCTTCCTGATCGTGCCCGCCTCGCTGGAACTGAAGGCCGAGCAGCTGGTCGCGCAGAACCTGGTGCCCGCCGCGACCTCCAGCGTGGTGCCGCAGTCGATCCGCACCCTCGCGCCGATCAGCGAGCCCCGGCTCGACGCCGCCAGCGAGACCGCCTGGTATCTGGCGGCTAGCCCGAACCAGATCGACACCATCGAATACGCCTATCTCGAGGGTCAGCAAGGCGCCTACATCGAGACACGCAACGGCTTCGATGTCGACGGCGTCGAGATCAAGTGCCGCCTCGACTTCGGTGCCAAGGCGATCGACTGGCGCGGCCTCTACAAGAACCCGGGCGCGTAACCCGCACCCCATGCTGAAGCCTGACATCCGGGCGGTCCCATCGGGCCGCCCTTCGTCTTTCCACGAGGATCACCCCCATGAAAAACTTCGTCCAGCCCGGCAACACGATCACCCTGACCGCGCCCTATGCCGTCGTCTCCGGCGATGGCCTGCTCGTCGGCTCCATCTTCGGGATCGCGGCCGGGACCGCCGCCCTCGGCGAGCCCGTCGAGACCGCGCTTGTCGGCGTCTTCGACATCACCAAGGTCGGCTCGCAGGCCTGGACCGTCGGCGCCAAGGTCTACTGGGACGACACCAACAAGCGCTGCACAACCGTGGCCACCGACAACACCCTCATCGGCGTGGCCATCGAGGCGGTGGCGAGCGGCGCGGGTGACACCATCGGCCGGGTCCGCCTGAACGCGGCGTTCTTATGAGCGCGTTTGCCGCCGCCGTGGGCGCGCTCTTCGCCGATCCGAACGTCGGTCGGGACGCGGTCTACATCGCCGACGGCGGCGCGCCCGTGCTGGTGCGCGCCGTCGCCCGGCGTGCGGACGCGATCACCGACTTCGGCGATGCGCGACTCTGGTCCGAGACCACGCGGATCGATCTGCGCGTGGCCGAGGTGGCGAACCCGCGCCCCGGTGACCGCATCGAGATCGACGGCGACGCCTTCCTCATCCAGGGCGAGCCCGTCCGCGACCGCGAGCGGCTGGTCTGGACCGTCGATCTGCGCCCGGCGTGACCGTGATGAAGCTGAAGCTCGACATCGATCCCGACATCGTCGCGATGATGGCGGCCGAGGTCGCGGCGGGCGAACGCGCGGTGACGGCCGCCATGCGCGAGGCCGGGTCCGGGCTGAAGTCGGCCTGGCGGTTGCAGATCACCGGCGCGGGGCTCGGCCCCCGGCTCGCCAACTCGATCCGCAGCCAGAACTTCCCGAGGTCGGGCGAGAGCCTCGACGCCGCGGCGCTGGTCTGGTCGAAAGCGCCGGTCATCGTCGGCGCGCATGACACCGGCCCGCTGATCCGCTCGAAAGACGGGTTCTGGCTGGCGATCCCGCTGCCAGCTGCTGGCAAATCCCTGCGCGGCGGCCGCATCACGCCCGGCGAATGGGAACGACGGCGCGGGCTGCGCCTGCGCTTCGTCTATCGCCGCACGGGCCCGAGCTTGCTGGTGGCGGAAGGACGGTTGAATACGAAGGGTCAAGCGGTCGTGTCGCGGTCGAAGACCGGCCGCGGCAAGGTCACCGCGCCGATCTTCCTGCTGGTGCCGCAGGTGAAGCTGCCGAAGCGGCTGGACCTGGCGCGGGATGCGGAGCGCGCAGTGGACGGTGTGCCGGGGCTGATCGTGGCGAGCTGGGTGGAGCAGAGGTTCTGAAGATGACTGCTGTGGCGGGCCTTGCGCTTATTCGACGATGTCCGCGATGGCCGCTTCGAACTGATAGCATCAAGTTGTCTTCAGATCAGCCCGCGCGTCGCGGATAATCGACCAGGACGAATGCAGGAATAGTCCCGCAATCCCGAACGCGACGATCAGGTCGGGCCATGCGCTGCCCAGCCACGCGACGAGGGCCGCGGCCACAACCACGGCCGCATTGCCGATCGCGTCGTTGCGCGAAAAGAGCCAGACGGCCCGCATGTTCGCGTCACCCTTGCGAAACCGCAGCAGCGGCAGGACCGCGAGGACGTTGACCACGAGAGCGATGAGACCGAATAGCCCCATGAGACCGGCGTCCGGCGTCGTCTGGGTAAAGGCGCGCCAGATCGTCGTCCCAAGAACCCCAAGGCCCAGAACGCCAAGGAAGATGCCTTGGATCAGGGCGGATCGCGCCCGCCAGACAATGCTCCAACCGATTGCCAGAAGACCCAGAAAGGTGATGAGGCCGTCGCCAATGAAATCGAGCGCGTCGGCCTTCACGGCCTGCGATCCGGAAATGAAGCCGCCGATCATCTCCGCAATGCCATACCCGACGTTGAGAATTACCACGATCCAGAGCGCGCGCCGATAGGCCGGGTCTTGGTAAGCTGCGCCCTCCTGCGCTTCGTCGTCGCCCGCTTCGATGCGATCGAACCCGTAGCCGGTCGCGGCCACGGCCCGTTCGATCTCGGACAGCCGCGCTTCGGGGACGTTCAACGTCAAGATGTGGGTGGCGGAGGAGACCTTTACTGCCTCCGGCGCCACGCCCGCCGACTGCGCGGCCCGCTCGATCTGGGCGGCATCCTTGGCGCAATCCATTCCGGAGACGCGGTAGCGGAAAGATGCGACATCTGCGGTCGGTTCGGCGCCTTGGGCATTGGCCATGCTTGCATTGGTCCTGCTATCTTGATGTGCGAAACACATCAGCGGAGAATGATATGGAACAAATCGCCGCGGACCGCAATGCCGTCGCGACGGCCACCGAGCGGCGGGCGAAGTTCTTTCGCGGCCTCGCGGACCAGAGCCGGTTGGCGATCCTGGATGCTCTGTGCGCCGGGCCGCTGGTCGTTCACGAGATCGTCGGGCGCACGGCCCTGACACAACCCAACGTCTCGAACCACCTTCGATGTCTGTCGGAGTGTGGCCTCGTAACCAGCATGCGCGATGGTCGTTTCGTGCGCTATCGGATTAGCAGCCCCCGGATTGCGGATCTTCTGCACGATGTGGAGGCTCTGCTCGACGCGGTGGCTACAGGCGTCGAAGCTTGTCGCAATTATGAGCCTGACGAGGATGAGTTCCACCGCTGACCCGCGTCACGACCTTAGCACATTGGCGCCGTCCGTGAATGCTGCTGCATTGGTCCGACTGGGCTTGAGGCGTATTCTTTCCGCAGTCGCCAATCGTGGTCCATCTCCATGCCCAGCCCTCGTGAAACCATCCTCACCGCGCTGAATGCGCGGCTCTCGGCGCTGCCCGCCGTCGCCCTGCGCGGTGAGGTGCTGCCCGAGCGCGTGCCGGCCGAGGGTCTCCTGATCCTTCGCGACGGCGAACCGGGCGAGCCGGAGGTCACGCTGTCGCCCCTGCGCTACCACTACCAGCACCGCGCCGAGATCGAGGCGTTCGTGCAGGGCGCAACCCGTGACGCCGCCTTCGACACGCTGACCGCCGGCATCGGCGCGGCCATCGCCGCCGACCGCACGCTGGGCGGGCTCTGCGACTGGGTCGAGGCGGAAGCTCCGCGCCCGGTCGATCTGCCCGTCGAGGGCGCGGCCAGCCTGAAGGCCGCCGTGATCCCGGTGGTTCTGCACTATTCCACGGCCGATCCGCTCGGCTGATCCCGACAACCCGAGGAGAACACCATGGCACGAGCCCAGGGGGCGCGGGCGCTGATGGCGCTTGCGTTCGAGACGACCTATGGAACGCCGCCCGCGAGCGGCTTCACCCGCATGCCCTTCGCCAGCACCTCGCTCGGTGCCGAGCAACCGCTGCTGAACTCGGAACTGCTCGGCTACGGCCGCGATCCGCTGGCGCCGATCAAGGACGCGGTGACGGCCGATGGCGATGTCGTGGTCCCGCTCGACGCCGAGGCCTTCGGATTCTGGCTGAAAGCAGCCTTCGGCGCGCCCACGACCACGGGCGCGGAAGCCCCCTACAGCCACGAGTTCCAGTCGGGGTCCTGGACGTTGCCCTCGATGTCGATCGAGACCGGCATGCCGGAGGTGCCGCGCTACGCCATGTATTCCGGCTGCGTGCTCGACCAGATCACCTGGCAGATGCAGCGCTCGGGCTTGCTCACCGCAACCGCGCGGCTGGTCGCGCAGGGCGAGACAGTGGGCACGACCACCAGCGCCGGAACGCCTGCTGCGCTGGACCTGAAGCGCTTCGGCCATTTCAACGGGGCGATCACCCGGAATGGGACTGCCCTCGGCAACGTGGTCTCGGCCGAGATCACCTATGCCAACAACCTCGACCGCATCGAGACGATCCGAAACGACGGCCGCATTGACGGCGCCGACCCGTCCATCGCGGCGCTGACCGGTCGGATCGAGGTGCGGTTCGCCGACCAGACGCTGGTGACGCAGGCGATCAACGGCGAGGCCTGCGAGATGGAATTCGCCTATGTGTTGCCGTCTGGCGAGAGCTTCACCTTCACGGTGCACGCCGTCTACCTGCCGCGCCCGCGCATCGAGATTTCCGGGCCGCAGGGCGTGCAGGCGACCTTCGACTGGCAGGCCGCCCGCGACAGCGTCGTCGGCCGGATGTGCACCGCCACCCTGATCAACGACATAGAGGTGTATTGAGGATGCTGACGCTCGACCTGACGAACGCGCCCCGCTGGCATGATCTCGCCCCCGGTGTCCGGGTGCAACTCCGCCCGCTGACCACCGCGCTGATGGTGGCGACGCGCAGCGATCCGGCCGTCGAGGCGGTGCCCGAGGAGGCTTCCGACGAAGAGCGGGCCGTCGCCTTCGCCAAGGCGCTCGCGCGCCGCGCCGTGCTCGCCTGGGAGGGCATCGGCGATGCGGACGGCAAGCCGATCGATCCTAGCCCGGAGGCAATCGACGCGCTGCTCGATGTCTGGCCGATCTTCGAGGCATTCCAGCTGACCTACGTCTCTAAGGGCCTACTGCTGGAACAGGAAAAAAACGCCTCCGCGCTCTCGCCGAATGGTCCTTCGGCGGGGGCGAGCGCTACTGCCAAGCCTGCGCGCGAGCCTGCCCGGACTGCCCGGCGCGGCTGAACCGTCCGGAAACGCCGGAGGGCTGGCAGGTCTGGGACCTGGTCGGCCGTCTCGGCGGCCAGCTGCGCGTGCTGCCCGGCGCCGTGATCGGCTGGGACATGTCGGCAGCGCTCGCGCTCGGTGATGCCCTCGGCGTGCCGCCGATCGCCATGGCCGAACTGCTGCCCGTCATCGAGGCGGTGATGGTGGCGAAGATCAACGAACAAATGGATCATTCCAGTGGCTGAAAAGCGCGTTTCTGTCCGCCTTGCTGCGGTTGGCGGCCGACAGGTGCGCGCCGAGCTGGAAGGTGTCGGTGAGGCCGGGTCGCGAGGCTTCGGCCGGCTCAGCCGCGAGATGGAGGCCGCGAACACCCGGCTGGCGGCGTTTTCTCGCCGTGTAGCAGTGGCTGCCGCTGCCGCAGTTGCCGCCGCGACCGCCGCTGGCGTGGCCATGATCCGGTCCGGTCTGCAGACCGTCGATGCGCAGGCCAAGCTCGCGCAGTCGCTCGGCACCACCGTAGCCTCGATCCAGACGCTGGAGCGGGCGGGCGAGTTGGCGGGCGTCTCGATGTCCGGCATCGAGCAGGCGACCAAGGATCTGACGCGTCGTCTGAGCCAGGCGGCCGCCGGGACCGGTCCCGCGGCGCAGGCGCTCGATCGGCTGGGGCTTTCGGCCACCGACCTGATTGCGCTGCCGCTGGATCAGCGCGTCGGCGCCATCAACGCCGCCATCGAGAGCTTCGTGCCTGCGGCCGAGCGCGCGGCCGTCGCGGGCCAGCTCTTCGGCGAGGAAGGCTCCATCGCCATGAGCCGGATCGACACGGCGACGCTGCGCCAGGCGACCGAGGACGTGCGCGCCTTCGGCGTCGTCGTCTCCGAGCAGGATGCCGACCAGATCGAGCGGACGAACGACGCGATCTCCCGGCTTGGGCTGATCTGGCGCGGGCTGTCGAACCAGCTTGCCGTCGCAGCGGCGCCTGCGCTGGAAGCGGTCGCCAACGCCATGGCGGCGGTCGCCAGCCGCTCTGGCCCGCTCGGCATCGCGATCCGCGGTCTCTTCGACAACATCGGCCGCCTGACCACCTATGCCGCCACCTTCGCGGCGTTCCTCGCGGGACGCTGGGTCGCCGGGATGGCCGCTGCCGCGCTCTCGGTCCGCGGCCTTGCCACGGCGCTGGTCGTCCTGCGCGGGGCGCTGATCCGCACCGGCATCGGGGCGCTGATCGTTGGTGCAGGTGAACTCGTCTACCAGTTCACCCGTCTCGTCTCCGGCGCGGGCGGCTTCGGCGAGGCGATGTCGCTGCTGAAAGACGTCGCGGTCGAGGTCTGGGAACGCATCAAGATGGGCGCCGCTGCGGCGGGTGCCGCCGCCACGGCGATGTTCTTCGACCTGAAGGCGGACGCCGCCTCGGGCATGCAGAGCGCCATCGAGAGCGTGGTCGGTTTCGGCAACACGGCCGCGAACACGTTCGAGGGGGCCTACGAGGCGATCAAGGCGATCTGGGGTCTGCTGCCGGCCGCCATCGGCGATCTGGCGTTCCAGGCGGCCAACAGCCTTGTCGACGGTGTCGAGGCGATGCTGAACGGCGTGGTCTCGCGCATCAACGGCTTCATCGGCGGCATCAACCAGGGGCTGGAAGCGCTGGGCTCGGAGCGTCGCATCTCGCTGGTGCCGGACCTCGATCTCGGCGAGATCGAGAACCGCTTCGAGGGCGCGGCCAGCGCTGCCACGACAGCGGCGCAGGCAGCCTTCGACCGGGCCTTCGAGGACAACCCGCTGACCGCGCCCGATCTCGGCCTGACCGACGCGGCGAACAGGGCGCTCGAGTCCGCGAACCTGTATCGCGGAGCCGCGCGCGATCTTGCGGAAGGGGCCCGCGCGCCGCTCGAAAGCTGGCAGGCGCTGCGCGATGCCGTGCGCGGCACCGACGAGGCGAGCGCGGATGCGCTGACTGAGGCCACCGGTGCGGCCGAACGGCTGGAGACGGCGCTCGGCGATGCCGGACGAGCGGCGACAGGTGCAGGCGCGGCGGCCGGGGCTGCTGCCGCTGCAGAGGAGCCCGCGACCGAGGCGGCCGTCGCCGGCTGGCAGGCGGTCACGGCGGCGCTGTCGGACTACGCCAGCAAGGCGCGCGAGATCGGCGGCGATATCGGCCAGAGCCTGGTCGGGGCCTTCCAGTCGGCCGAGAACGCCGTTGGCCAGTTCGTGAAGACCGGCAAGCTGAACTTCCGCGATCTCGTCACCTCGCTGCTGGCCGATCTCGCCCAGCTTGCGGCGCGACGGTTCATCCTCGGGCCGATCGCCAATGCGCTCTCCGGCGTGTTCTCTGGGGCGGGCGGCATTTTCGCCAACGTCCTGCATGCGGGCGGGATGGTCGGATCGGCCGGACACTCGCGGATGGTCCCGGCCATGGCTTTTGCCGCTGCGCCCCGGATGCATTCCGGCGGCATGGCGGGCCTACGCCATGACGAGGTGCCCGCGATCCTGCAGCGGGGCGAGCGCGTGCTGTCGCGGCGCGAGGCGCAGGCCTACGGCACGGGTGGCGGGGTCAACATCACCATCATGGCCCGCGATGCCGAG